TTCTTTTTTGAATTGTTTTGTTTGTTAGTGTTTGGGTTTTAGTTTGGCGAACTATACCTGCATCAAAAGACCAATTATTTACTCCATCAGGATATAAAACACGTTGACCATAAGCCGATTGAATTACTTCTGTTCCATTTAATACTCCATTTAAATATTCACCAGTTTGAACTCCAATTGTTAATGTATTTGTACTTGTGATTGTTCCTAGAAAATCAGCTATGGTTTTAGGACCATTAATAGATGTTGCGCTAGGTAAAGTATAAGTTCTTGGTGCTGTAAATGCTGTTCCTGTGTAAATAATTTTATCAGAATCTATGATAGAATAATTTGCATTACCTCCATTTACCTTTGAAAATAATTTACTTTTTATGTAAACCATAATATTGGACCATGTAGTTCTAAATAAAGAAAAACTATTTGCACTATCTGCACCAGTAACCTCATCAGCATCTACGATTGTTGTTTTTACTGTTGCAGCATGGTTTACCGTTGCTAAGTTTGAATTGCTTAAATATTTATTTGTTCCCTCTGTTATTTGTGTTGTTGAAAATGTTGTAAAATCAATATCAAATACATTTCCGAGTAATTTTAGATATGATCCAACAGTATAAGTTCCAGAACCAGCAGTTTGGCTAATTACAATATTAGTAGAACCGATTGTAATAGCATCATTTGTAACTGTAAACCAAGTATCTTGATTAATTGTACCACCGCGAACAGGATAAGTAGCTGAAACTAACTTTGCTCCTGTATCAGAATCAGTTGCTCTAGTCATTGGAGCTCCTACGCCATTAAAAATATAACACCCATTTTCAGGCGCTGATGTTTGGTTTTTTAATAAAACACGGTCATCAATATTAAGTGTAACACCATCAATTGAAGATGGAGCTGACGAAATATTGACATTAGCTATTGAAGCTGCAACTACATCAACTTTAAATTTTAAACCAGCAATGGCATTATTAACAAAATTCTCTGTCGCTAACTCTAAACCGCCTTTTGTAACACTATTATTAAATTCGTGAACTGGAGCATTAAAAGTATTTTTTACAGTATGTCTAAATGTTGCAGCCGCAGAAGTTAATGTGTAATATTTATTTACACCAGTATAAATTGAAAAAGATGATGCATTAAATCCAAATCCGGTATTCCCTCCAGAATCCATAGCGCTGAAATTTCCTAAGAAAATATGCTGAGCGGCATTATGATTTATATTACCATCACTTTGGAATGTTGCTCCACCATTAATTATGGTTAAAAAAGTATTGCTATCATTACTTTTTATAGGAACACCATTAGTTTTATTATCAATAGCTAAAACACTTGCAAGTGTAACATTAGTTGAAATATAATCTTCAACCCATTTTTTATAAACAAAACTTTTTGCATCTGTTAAAGTAAGCAAACCGTTATATCCAACGGCTGTTTCGTAAACAAGCCCTCCGTCTTTTACGTTTACATAAGAGTCTAATATTTCATATAAAATAGTTCTTAAACCTGCTGCCGTTGTATCGCTGTTTCCACTTTTTATTTCGGCTACGATATCGGAAATTATATTTACTTTGTTTTTTGTTGCCATTATGGATTTGTATTATATGTGTAACCTTGCGCACTTGTTCCAAGAATAACGCTTGTATGATAATTATTCATTAACGTTGCGTTTAATAAACCATTTGTTTCAAGAGCTTTAACTTTAAAAACTAAACGACCCCCAACAACGTTAAATAAATCCTTTTGTTCTGCTTCACCTATTTTAATGCTTTGCACAGTACACCCACCAATAAAACCAGCTGTAAATCCTAGTGTTCTGTATTGTGGGTCTTTTAATATATAACGTATAATCCCCATTAGCGCCTGAGTTTTTTCAGCTGCTTTATAATTACCTTCAACACCTGCTGAACTTTTTGCTTTACAAAAGCAATCAATATTGAATAAATAAACGCCATCGCTTGCGCCTGCGTGTTCATTTGAAAATTCGCCATCTGCTAATGAAATTTTTACAACAGAAGTTTCAGTTGTATCAACTACATTTAATCCTTCTACTGTAACTTCTGCAGAAGTATATTGGTTTCCTAACGTTGTTTGTGCTGCCAGTTCGTCAATAAGAATTTCCCCAATCCTGTTTCTGATTAGTTCGTAAGCTTGGCGACCTATTAATGTAGTTATTTTACTCATAAGCTTCTAAAATACAAACTATCATTCCAAGCACTTCGTCTGGTAAAAAAGACGAAACTTTATACTTGTACAAAGTATTTGTACTATCTTTAATTTCTACTAAATGATTTTTTAAATTTACTTCACCACTTGCATCACGTATAGAATAACCATTATCGGTCATTATCTTCTCGCTAAACGTCGCAGAAGCGTTTTTGGTATTAATTACTTGACCAAGTTCATTAAATCCTAAATGGTGCTTTGTGTGTCTTCCTTGGATAGTTAATATTTGTGAAGTAACTGGGTGTTTCCAAGTTTGGTTAACTGCAAAACCGTTTAAATCTGAATTTATTAATTCACTGTCTTTTTTTGCCTGTTCTATTAAACCCATTTTTACACTATTAAAAAAGGGCTATCAAATTAAATTAATAGCCCTTTTGTTATTTTTATAAGGTGCTTTTTATTTACCTGCTTCAGCTGCTGCTTTTGCTTCCGCTTCTGCTGCTGCTGCTTCTGCTTTTTCACGAGCAGCTTTTTCTTTTGGTGTTTCAGCAACTTCTTTAACTGGCTCTAAAAAACCTTGCTCAACTAATTTTGCGCAGTTGCCAGCTGGGAAATTTTCTTCCGTTACTGTTTCGCCAGCGGTGAAAACTTTGTTTCCTAATCCGCTTAATGCTAATACTAATACTGTGAATTTTTTCATGTTAAATTAATTTATTAGCTTAATTTAATACTTGAACTGTGTAAATTTGGTCAACACCTACTGGAATTGCAACACCTGCTGATTTAACACCCATAATATGAGATGTTGTACGCTCGTCTCTGAATTCGTAAGTTAAGAATTTACCTTTTTTAACGCCTACACCAGCTTCAACAAGTTGTGGAACTGCTGCATAACTTAAAACATTTGCAGTCATTTCTGGAACCATTACAACTTTCTTAGCATCCATATAGCTTGTAGTTGTACCAGTTACAGGGTGTTTATAAGTTTCAGGATAAGACCAAATTCTAACTCTATATGAACCAACTGAAATTTCACCGTGGAATGATTGACCAAGTGCGTTTCTTTGTGCTGGAACGATAGCGTCTAAACCATATTGAACAGCTAATGCACGTGATTGAACTTTTGGATTGCTTAAATATGCAGATAATGCAGCAGAACCGAAAATTGCATTAATTACAGCCCCCTCAGATTTACCAACTTCTTTTAAGAATGTGCACCCTTCTAATAGTTTTGTATTTGGGTCAACTGTTGTAATACTGAAATCGTGTGCTGCGTTATACGCTACTAAAGAAGCAGCTTTACGTTTAAAGTCAATATTAATACCATTTTTCAAGGTAACAATACCAGACAATAAAACTTGTGAAGCTTGTAATTCGTAGGCACGGTCAACTTTATCAAATAATCCTTCCATTTTTGAAATAGCTGCTTCTAAAAACTTACCGAAATTAACTGGTGCAATAGAGCCGCTAACAAATAAATCTTCGTAGCAATCCAATTGAGTTGCATCAAAGTATTCATTGTAATATGGTGGAACAAATATTTTTTCAGTTGATTTGTCCCATGTGTTACGGTTTCCTTCCGTTCCACGTACAACGTCAACCGCAACTGATTGCGCATCACGTTCTACTTCAATTGAAATTGATTTACTAGCTGATTCGGTTTCTTTAAAGAAAGAACGTAAAAAAGCTTTTGGCTTTACTCTGTCTGAAATTCTTGCAACTAACTCTTTCGTAAACAAAGGGCGTGCATCGGTTGTAGATAAATTACTCATTTTATTTATTGTTTATTTTAAGGGTTAATTTTTATTGATTATCGTAATCAGAATTTGAAGTTGAAGCAACTAATTTAATTCCAACAGTATCGCTTCCAATACGGTCTTTTAAACGTTTTGCCGAAACAACTGTTTCACCTGTATCAGTTCCGTCGTAAATTACTTTTTCAGCAGCAATATCACCAGCGACACAGAATGTTAAAGTTGCAGTTGCGCCATTTGCTACAAATGTATCTTGAGCCAAAATTCCAACAGGGTATTGACTTCCGTCTACTGCTGCGCTTGCTAAAGGTACAACTTTACCAGTTGCATGAATTCTACCTAATAACGTTCCAGCAGGTAACGTGATGTCCGCTGCTGCTGTGTAATCAGCTTGGTCGTAACGGTTGTTCCACAAAAATATCTTTGATAAATCTGTGGTAATGGTCATTTGTTGACCGTTTGATAATACTATGTTATTTACTGACATATTATAATTTTTTTATTAGTTAATATTTTTTTTAACTTCTGCCATAAAAGCATCAGCTTTGATTTCTGCTTCTGGCTTTGCAGCAGCTTCTTCAGTAGTAGTTGCAGCTGGTGCAGATTCTTCTTTTGTAGCTGTTAATTTTAATTTAGCAATTGCTTTAATCGCTAATTCTGACTTTTCAGTTTCAGATAAAAATTTACCGCTTGCGATAGCTTTTTTTACTGCTTCAGGGTCAATATCATTAAAAGCCATGATTGAACCTACACGGTCTTTTTCTTGCTCAACACCTAGTGCCAAAGCTTGTGCATACACCGCTGGGTGTTCTGCTTTTAAAGTTTCAATTGTCATAATTGATTTTTTTGGGTTATTATTATTTATTGGATTATTTATTTTTGTTTCTGTGTATTTAGCAGCGATTCCAACTGTATAGTTGTTTAAGTTAGCTTCAATTTCTGCTTTTAATTGTGGCGTAATAACTACAATTTCATTAATTAAACCTATTTTCTTTGCTTCTGCTGCCGTTAAGTTTACATCAATACGGCTTTCCATTGAAAAAACTTCATCAAGCGTAACGCCTTTTAATTTTTCAAATTTAGCAACATCTACTTTCGCTTCAAATGCTGCTCGTAAACTTTTGTTTATAGCAGCTAAATTTTCACGCATAGCTTGATTGAAATATTCAGGGTCTTGCTCAATCCATTGTGGGTATGCTGCACGGTGTAATAAAAAATTACTAACATCAAGCGCACTAGCATTTTCAACATAACAGTTAAAGAACAACCCCATAGAATAACTCTTACCGTCATTCTTAACTTTTTTAACGCCTGTTAATTCGTTAAACTTGGCAATCATTCCCCATGTGTATTCAGGGCTTCCTCCATTAGAATTAATACGCACAACTATTTCTGTTGCAGGGTCTTCACATAACGCTTCGTTTATATCCTCTATAAAACCAGCGGAAGTTTCCTCGTTAATAGAACCGTATATTAATATATCTTTACTTGCCATTTGTTTGCGTAAAAATAGCGCATATTAAAATAATTTTTTTATATTTGTTTACAAATAAATTTTATGAGCAAAAAAAAATATAAGGATTTATCAAACGAGTTAATTGAAAAAATAAATCAATTAAACGAAGCGGGTTTAACACAGGCAAAAATATCAGAACAATTAAAGGTTTCTAAATACAATGTATTTAAAACAATACACGGCTTTAAAATATATGATAGAGGAAACGTTATAACGTTACACCATGTTTCAGATTCTGTTTATAATGAACTTACAATTATCGCAGAAAATAAAGATTTAAAAATTGCTGAACTCGTAAAGCGTAATCTTAAAATAATTTGCAGCAGTTTCCCAGCTGAAATGAAAATAAAAAAGCCTAGTTAATTACTAGGCTTTTTTTTATCTTTTTTAATTGGTTTTTCGCTAACAATTTTTAGCTGTTTTGATTTTCCTAATTCAGTTGCGAACTGTTCCATGTTATCAACGCTTTCGCTGCCGTAAAGTGTTTCGGTTGCTTCTTCAAGTGTCATTAAAGGCATATCTTTTGCCGTTTCGCCTAATGCTGCACGTATTGCATTAACTTCTTTTAATGGGTCAATATGTGGCACGCCTGCACCTGTAAATCTACATTTTCTATACGCATCTATTACAACACTATTTTCTTTTAATAATGCAGCCAAGTATCCTGGAGCCTGTACTTTGTTTTCTAAAATTTGTATTTCCAACCAATAGTTAAAAATAGGTTGATAAAATTTATTACTGAATTTTTTTCTTACAACGTTTAATGTATTTTCCCAGTCTTTTAAAGCTGCACGGCTTGCACTAAAGTTTCCTTCATATAAACTCATAGCAACTTGGTAAGGCATACCAATTGCAGCGCATACAGCTTGAATGTTTATTGTATAAAAATCTTTAAAGTATAATTCATTTTTACTTTCCAAAGCTTTTAATTCTGAGTCAAGACCCATATTAAAAGTCTGTTTGTTTGTACTGGCAGCAATTTTATTTGATAGGTCTATACCTGCTAAATCCTTCGGTAAATCTGTTGCATTTTCATTATAGTTTTGTGCTGTTGTTAATTGCTTTAACAACGGGGTTTCGCCTGTTGAATTTTTAGTGTGTACAACTTGGTAAACTATTTTTTGGCGTTCTTCTGCGCTGCCTAATGTAGCGCTTTCGTAACGTTCCATCTTTTTTAATTTCTCTAATACTGCTGAAATTAAAGGTAATCCACGAACATTATCTAATCTATAATCAACGCCTTTAACTAAAAACGCTTGAAGTAAACCTGTATTTTTTCCATACGCTTCAATAGTTGTAAAGCTGTAATCTTTATTTCTTACATAGTATCTAATATGTTTTTTACTTTTATCAAATTCAATACCATTAATTAATTCATTACCGTTTTCTAATTTAGCTGGGTAATATTCAGTTCCAAAAATCGGGGATTGTACGTGTGCCCCATCAATTAATTGAACGCTTACATTTTTTCCATCATAACGTAATACAACTAAAACATCACCTCCAACAATTGTATTCATAAAAGCGGTGTTTGCAATAGCATCTAAATTTTCCATATTAGAATAATCAGAAATTTTAGAACCTCTAAATAAATTAAATCGCTGCTCAACGTTTTGCGAAAATTTAATTTTATCTATTTTAATATTTTCCTGTTCAAGTATGTAATTAGCTGGCTCGCTTGTTAGCTTTAAACCGCTTCCAATTACCCACGTGCAATACTTGTTGATAATTGTTTGCGTAACTTCGCTTTCAATTAACGATTGCCATGAGCGCAGCCTTAACCCTGCATAATCAATATTGTATTTGATAATCGGACCAGCTTCGCCCAAATTTTTTTCACCATTAAATGAAATTGCATATTGGTTACTGAAACTTCCGTTCCCGAAAAATTCTGCTTCAATTTCTGCTTCCGTTTTTTGTTTTGGCGGTGATAACCAAAGCGCAAGGGCTTCTCTTAATTTCATGGTCTAAAGTTTTTTGAATCACTTAAACGAGTGATGCTTCCGTTTTTTAATTTGTTATAACGTACAATGTAAATTTCAAGTAATTTTTCAAGCCCTTGTATTGAGTTTGCTAAATCTGTCGCACCCCTGTAAATTGTTTTAATTTTACTTTGCCCATCATCAAGGCTATATTCTAAAATATTCCCAGTTGTTGCGCCTGCCAAAAGCGTTACAGAATAAGCATCTATGATTTGTTTTAAGCGTGCAATTTTAACGCTCAATTCAGCTGGCGTATTTATATACTCGTATGTAGATTGGTAAGTTACCATTTTGTAAATATATGTTTTTTTATTTTATTAACCAATAGTTTTGATTTTATCGTTTTTTGCGTTGCTTATATTACTTGTATTTGCTAACAGCGTACTCGTTGTCGTTCCTGTACTTCCACTTATTGTACCTCCTGTATGTACGTGCATTTTATATTCTGTTAACAAATCGTTATGGCTTTGTTTTAATTTATTAAATTCTGTTTTTAATTCATTAAATTTTACAGCGAAATTTTGGTTTCCACCTATTTCAATAGTGCCGTCGTTTTTTAACCATGTATAAAATTTCTCAACACCGTTTGCGTCTGTACTAAATACACGAAATTCTCCAACTGCTGCAATACTATTTTTATTTAAGTACCCAACAATAACTGTGCTTCCGTCTGTTTCTGTTTTGCTATATACTGCAACCATATCTTTAACAGGGTTGCTGTCTACACCGTATGGCGTGGCTTGTATGGACATTTGAACGTCGCTTTTGCCCATTCGTAACACTTTAATTAAACGCTGCTTTAAATCGTTTGTATTACTTGAAAATACTTTTACTAAATTCATAATGAAAATGCGCTTTTATTAGTTGTATTTTTACTATAATTAAAACGTGGAAAATTTTCGTGTGCATCTACGAAAATATTCACAGGAACTGTATCGTCATAACAACAAGGTAAAACACATTTAAGCACAGCCGTTGTTTCTTTTTCATTACCAGTAAATGTTATTTCTTCAATGAAAAATTTAGTAGGTTTATAAATAAAGTTTTCAGGGCTGTAAACTGTTATCGTGTTATTTGGTTTTATTATTTTACCATTAACTTCCCAACGGTCTGTCTTTATTGTTAATCTAATTGCATCTTTTAATTCTGCTTTTAATACTTGCATTGCAAATTCCTGCGTCGTTACATCGTCGCCTGAAGTCTGTTTAACCGTTTTCGGTCTGTATGTATAAGCAACAGGCACAAAAGGATTTTCAATTGTGTATTCTCCAGCGTTACCCCCATCAGAACCAGCTTCTTTAATAACAGTTATATCACTATGTAATTTTTGACCATCAAATAACAATTCAATTTCTGTATTTAAAACGCCATCACTTACTTCCATTATTGGTTGCAAATTTGTTTTAGCTGTTGTAAATAATAAATCCCCGAATTCATTATGGGTAACAATTATTTTTCTTTGTAATGCTAGTTTTGTTAATACTGTTTTTATGTTATCGGTTTCATCAACTGTAATTGATTTTAAAGCTGAATTCATTTTACTTGAAACAGATTCATCAACTTTTACATTTAATTTAAACGGTGCGCAAATTCTTTCAGCAATTTGCTTAAAAGTTAATCCATCTGTTTGTAAAGGATAAATCCTTGTTGGGATTTCGCAATCCTCTAGAACACCTGTTTTAGAATAGCCACCGATTGAACTTAAATGTTTTTTACTGCTATTTTTAAAAGATTGTGAAAGTATAAACCCAGTAACTAACGTTTCGCCATTATGCTCAATAATAGCTTCGTGAAAATGCGATACCGCAAACAATTCAGCGTGTTCTTGATTTTGTGGGTCAAAGTAATATTCAAAACTAAATGCGCTTCCTATTGCATCGTATTTTAAATTCAATACAAACTTATTAAAATAATCAAATATTTTAGGCTTCGCAAGCCTGTGGCTAATTTTTAATCTCATTAAATGTAATAAATTATTTTTCTTCCTTTTGGGATTATAATAAGTTCGTCAAGACTTAAATCATTATTTTCTATTAACTCTTCTATATTTTTATCGTACATATCTAAACCGTAAAAGCGGTGTGTTAACGTTACAATATTTGTATCGTCTTCGCAAATAATAGAACGTTCTTTCCTTGCACTAATAACAGCAATAAATAAATAAGAAGTTGTTTGATTAATTAAATCATTAAGCGTTGAAAGTATATTAAAATCAGGAATAAAACTTTCTGGACTATTTCCATTCGGGGACTGTAATAAATCAATATCCTGCAAATACGCATCGTACATTTCGTTTACTACTTGTAAAATTTCAGCGACTTTTTTATTACTATTAAAATCTCCTTCAAGTGGTTCTGTAACTGTTAAACATACTGTTGAAATAATGTTTGCAGCTAAACTCTGATAAGTTTGTTTTCCAGAAAGACCTGTTATGTTTGTAATAGTATTTCGTAAAGAAGTAAACTGATTTTTTAATGCGTTAACTCTATTCTTGACATTTGCTGCAAATTTAAAAGGCGCTGTAATCAACGTATTCACTGCACGCATAACACCCATAACAGATGAAGTTGCTGTGTCTATTGCTGCATTTGCTGCGCTATATAAATTCATTAATTTTTGAAACTCCTCTGGAAGCTTAATAATTGGAACAGTGAAATTAAAAGCGTTTGAAGTTACGGTTTCAATAACTGCGACATCTTCTTGCTTTAATTGTAATACAACGTTTTCGGTCATTTCATCAAGCGATAATTTTGTATTAACTATTGAGTCCAATGCGTTAACACTTGTTTTCGGATTATCGTCTGTTATAGTTTCAACTAATGGTATTGTGAATTTTGAAACGTTATAACCTGTATTATCTTGGTTTAAAGAAAACGGCTGTACATTTAATGAACCGTAAAAAGGGTGTTTTAAAACCCAATACTTTTGATTGTCTGCAGATTTAAAAAATTTATCAGCCTGTTCTAAATGTGTTTCCCCTTGGAAATAAATTTCAAGCGTATATTTAACACCCTTTGGCTTCCTTCTATCTGCAAGCGTTCCAGCAAGTTCAACAAATTCAAATTCAGAAACATTAAATTCTTTAGAACGTGAAGCATTTACCCAGCTAGGTGAATAAATTTCTCCGTCGCCTGTTGTAATAGTTAAACTATCTTTTATTTTTTCTAACCAACTCATTACGGTAAATATACAAAATTATTTATTAAATTTTTCAAATTGTCTTTGCGCTTGTTTAATATAAAAGCTTTCCATTTTTGAGCCACTTTCCAAACTTGCTCGCTTCATAAAATTACTAGCTTTAACAGGAACGACCCTGCCTTTTTTTACGCTATAAATAGGCGTTCTGCTAACTTCAATAGCATGGCGACCCTTTCGTATTCCATTAATTAAACTAAGCGTTCTAGAGCCATTTGCGTTCCTATTACCAAGAACAAACGCATCTTTACCGAATTTTGTTTCTGCATAAATTGCTGCTCTTATAAATTGCTGTTTTAAAGATTTTATTGTTATTGTATTACCAGCACGGTCAACACCTTTACTTGATGTTTTTATAAATTGTTTATTGTGCAAATTATTTAAACGTAAATTTTGACGAACCATTTTATTTCCAATCCTTGCATTCTTTTGTGCTATAAATGTTTTCTTTTTTATTATACCGCCATCTTCCTGCTGTTCTAAATCTTGTACAGCATAATTCGTTGAAGCGTTTGCAAGTTTGTTTTCGTAAAACCCAACAGTCGCTTTCATTGAATTAATGTTAAAGCCCTGCGCTTTTTCAAACTTGCTATTTGCTTTAAAAAAATTAGGTGAACGTTTTTTAAATTCATTTGCCGTTGCTGGCATTGTTTTAGTTTTAACGTCAAAAACAGCATCGTTCAAAGTGTTACGGATAGCCGAAGGAAGAGCGGATTTGTGAATGCGCTCTAACCTTGCCGTGTGCTTAACTACTTCGCTGCTATTTATATTTAATACCATTAAGGTTGATTTACATAATCAATAAAAAATGGTACAAAACCAATAGATAATGATTGAGATGGAGAAGAAACAAGGTTAAAACTAAATTCATCATTTACGGCAGATAACAATATAATTTCTCCGTTAAATTCATAAGCAGTTGCATCAGTTCCATCAAATGTAATTACTTCAAATGTGTTTCTTTGAAATACCAATTGACTAGCAGGCGTACCATTTTTATATATCATAAATGCAATAGTTGGTGTACTTGCAGATGAATTATTATATATATATCCCATCGTTTTAAAACGATAATAACCTGCCTTTGGTGCTTTATATTTATGTGTAGTTAAATTAAATAAAGTGTCAGCATCATAAACGGCAGTATTAAAAGGAACAATTAAATCAGTTCCAGAACCAATTGACCCGCCATTTTTATAAACATAAACGGGACTTGGTATTGGTGAAGCTGGCGGTACTGTTATTTTATAATTTGCAATTACCCAATTATTATTTGGTTTATCTAAAACTAATTCAACGAAATCACCGCTTTGCAATAAAGTTATATCAGCCCCAAGCATAACGCTATCTGAGCCACCTGCCTGAATTACTACATTAAAAGTACTATTACTAAAAAATATAAATGAATCTCCTTCTTGTAAAGTGGCAGAAGATGGGAGCGTGTGTGTTATTAATGAAGCTGGGGCTTCCGTAAAAATTATTTTTCTAACATCTGCACGAGTCAATGTTTGTCCAGTTGCAACAGTTAAAACTCCATTGGAACGTTTTGCTAAACTTAAAATCGCATCGACATATTGGTATCCGTTTGTTACATTATCAGGAAGACCATTTGGTGTCATTCCTGCTAAATCAAGTATCTTTCTAAATGTCTGATGATAATCAGAATGACTAACTTGGTCTAATGGTGTCCCATCTCCAGCACCTGTATCATCTTTAATGTCTTTCCATGGGTAATCTGAAGAAACACCTGTAACGTTTGCTAAATTTTCTAATCCTATTGACATAATTTTATTTTTTTAAGTTGTATAATTTATAAATAAAAAGCCTATGCTTTGAACTTGTTTTATTTTTAATATTAATTCTCTAAACTCGTTTTTTCTAGATGATGGTACATTTGCAACAAACCCATTGGAAGAATCTCCCCCTATAAAAAAACTACTTTTGTATGAACCCCCTAAATTAAAATTCATATCAAATGCTTCTTCAATATTATTAGCTATTTTATTTACATAATAAACACCATAATTAAATTGACCATATTGTTTTTGACCATATTGTAATTGAGTAGTCACGCCACCTAAAGAAGCAGCACCTGCAAATGAACTTGCTGCAATAGCTGGTATATTTTCATATACAAAAACATTAAAACCAGCAGCCCTCAATTCTCTTTGTAGGTTTAAATAATGACCTTTTGCTGGGTTAATTCCTGGGGCGTTTAGTTTTCTTGATATAGCTGCTTTCCTATCTGTTATGGTATTAAGCGAACCGTTAGGCATTCCAAGTCTTCGTTCCCAATCTGTTGCGTCATCAACTGTAAAATTATTATTATCTGGAAGAATAGTATCAAGTATCGAATAAGAGTCTACATAAAAACGTTCTTCACTTCTTGCAATTGCTTTTGTAAGTTTTTCAAATTCTCCATCAATAGGCATTTTAAATGCTCTACCTGTTGGGTATAATTGTTTAGATAATTTTAATAATTTATCAAACATAAGTTACAGCGTTTAAGTAAGGGATGTTACCTTGATTAAAATTATATGTTGGAAGTGGAACACCGTTTACAGTAAATGTAATAGCGCCAAAATTTGCTCCTGGAACTGTATTAATTATGGCAGCGATTATTTTATTGTTATCTAAAATATCATTTTTATTTATTGGTAAATCAGCAGCTGGAACGTATGGTCTTATATTACTTAATAATGTTTTAAATGCGTCAAATAATTGTGTTTCAATACTTGGTGTTATTGCTGTAAAACCTGAAATATTTATTTCAATTGTTTTTATTGTTACAGGTAAATAATGGACAATAACTTGCAAAGGTCTACGACCTCTTTCATTTAAAGCTAATGAAGTATTCGGGTTAAAATTTACAACAGCTTCAACATCTGTTAACATAGTTCCACTCGGTGTACCTTTACCATCTGTAGAGTCTAATAAAGTTGCTTCAACAAATAAATCTATTTCGCAAACTGCACCGCTTTTAGCGTATGGGTAAACACGTTTAACACCTTGCGCATCTGATGCCCAAATTCTATAATCTGTTGCAGCACCGCCTTGAGGTTCAAGCCTATAACTATCAATTACTTTTTGGCGGTAATCTTCTAAATCTTCTGGTGCTAATGGCGGTGTTGAAATAGAAATAACTGAACATTTACTTTCTACAAGTGCGATAGGTGTTGTTGATGTTAATGTATCTGTTATATTTAATTTTGCATCTAAACCAGTTGTAAGCGCTCTGAGCGTTATACTGTCTGTCGTTGCTGTTAATGTATAAGCATTATCTAAAATAAATAAATAACCAGCGTTTAAAGAACTGTCATCACTTTTAAAAGTTGTTGATGCTGGTATAACGGATCCGATACTGCCGGTTACTTCAACAACGTATTGACCTGCAACTGCCTGAAATGGGTTTCTTCCTAATTTTACACGACCAAATCGTTGCAATGTACCGCCTTTTAATTCGTCATCGGCAGCATCTACGAAAATATTTTTTTGTAAACGACCTACATTAATATACTGCATTCTTAATTTCGCAGCCCAAACAGCAGCAATCGGTCTTAAAAAAACTTGACCAACTGGAGAAATTGTATTTCCGTATTCTGTTTGAATATCATTTATAATACTTGTATAAAGTTGTGATATCGTTGGTATATTTATCATATTAAAAAGTCAGATGCGTCAAAATCAAATATAGAGAAATCCCCTGCTAATGATTTTTTCAAGTTTATTATTAAAGTCGCTTCTTTTGATTTATCTAATTTTGTTATTGTTATTTCAATTGTTACATGATTCAAACTTGGAAGTTTTACTTTAACAAATATAGTAAAAATTTTTGCCAAAAATTTCAAATCTTCAATAACTGCGTTTTCAATTATTGTTCTGCCCTCGGTATTTAATGCCGTTTTATTTAATGTTTTTTCAGTTAATGAATTAAACATTTGGCTCGGTTCTGAACTCATTAATAACCTATTTGCCCACCAATCAAAAGACTCTGCGTATATTGTTTTAGTAATTGTAGATTCTTCAACGTTGCCACCAAATAAAGCCAAATAAATCATCGTGGAAACAGACTCTGTAATTGCAAGGTCATCGCCTTTGTTTACAAAATCTCCCCCATTTCCCGTTTCAACTATTTTTAAATCAAATGCCATATTTTTAATGCGAACTCATTAACAACGTTGACTTCATGCTAGGCATAACAGAAGCAGATTTACTTCCACTTTCTATATTTGCACTACTATTACTATCATTTACAATTGTTAATGTTGCTGAAGTATTATTATTATTTGTATTAACTGTATTTATCAAAGCTTGTTGCTGTGCTAATTTTGGGTTCACGGCTGGTTTCATATTTAACCAATCTGGAGAAGCATTCATTTTTGTATCTGCTGTACCAGCACTTCCAACAAAAGTACCAAGTTCTTTAGTATTTGCAAAACGTTGCCCGAAATCGCCATTAAACGACTCTGAGGGCTTCTTATTAAAGTTGTTTAACTGTTGCGCTCTACCTTGTATTAAATTAATTGCTTCAACGCCTTTTTGCCTTTCTTCTTCAATTGGTGAAGCTAGTTGCATTTTGGCAGCAATAATATCTGTTTTTAAATTTACGGCAGCTTTGCCAACTGCTAAACGTTCAGCATCTTTTAAAGTTTTTCCAAGTGCTAAATAATTATCACGTAAATCTAAAACAGCAAAGCCCTCTTTTTTTAATGCGTCTGTTCTTTGGAAACCTGCATTTAATGGCTCTTGAAAAATTTCAACTGCCTTTCTGAAACCTGCTATTGCTAAAACAACAGCACCGATTGCAATCGCAAAAGCACCTAACGGACCAATTGATAACGCTGCATTAAAAGCAGCAATATTTCCAGTTGATAATGCGATAGATGCTGCCATCGCTTTTTCGGCAACAGTTGCAGCAGTTGTAGCAACTGTGTTTCCTGCAATAGCTGCTGTTGAACGTAATGTTAAAGCATTATGAATTCCAATTACTATATTGCTGGCAACCATATAAGCACGCACAGCAATAATTGAAAGTTTCCACAATGCAAAAAACTTTATAACATTTAAACCAATGGTTAAAATTTTTCCTAAATTTTCAGCCGTGTATTTTAAACCATCTTTCAACATTTGCAAACCTGTGTTAACATTTGTTGAGTCAGTTAATAAATTTACCCAGCTATTTGATAATTCAGAAAGGCGTGTTCTTAATGTGTTTGAATTTATTTCAGCAGCCTTTTGCGCTTCGCTTGTACCTGTAACGCCTTTTGTATATTTATCGTATAGGTCAATATTATTCATTAATATTGAACCTGTTGTTAAATTTATTGTTCCAAATACTTTATCTAATAAAGCATCTTTTTCTTTTGCCGTTTTTAATTTAGCATACTTTGCATTCACTTCTTCAAGTGCATCACGTGTGTCAAATAAACCGCTTTTATATCCTAGTCCAGAAGCTTTTAAACGTACTAACGTTCCACGTAATGCCGTTCCAGCTTCTGCTCCCATTATTTGTTTAGATGCTAAAACCTCAGTCAATGCAACCGATTGCTCTAAACTTAAATTTGATTGCTTTGCAACTGCACCAAATACTTTGAAAGACTCTGCTGTATTTGTAATACTAGCAGCGCCAACAGCTTGACCAGCTGCTAAAACATTAATCGTTCTATTTGCTTCGTTAGCACCTAGTGAAAATTGATTTAAAATGCCAACTAAATTTTCAGCACTTACACCCAATTCATCACGGCTTGCTTTACTTAATGTAATTGCTGCCGTTGTTACTGCGCTAATTCCTTCGGTTGTTTTAGCAAACTCTGAATTTAACCCTGCGATTTTTTCAAATGCCTGTGCAACTTCAATCGTTGAACGCTTTGTTCCTTTTGCAACAGAACCAATTGCACCCTCAAACTTTTTAAATTTATCGTCTGATAAATCGCTAACAATAGTTCTAAAACTTTGTAGCGCATCTTCATAACCCATTATACTATCAGCAGAAAAACGAGCAGTCGCAAAAACACCAGCGACAACCGCTGCCGAACTTGCAAAGCTTAACATCTGTTTTCCTGCGTCGCTTAATCCTGGAGTAAGTTTTTTAAATAGCCTTTCGCTTCTTGCATTTACAGTTTCAAGCTTGTTGTTGAAATTCTGTGTTGCTGCACCCATTCCATTCAATACGCTGCTGTATTTGTCTACTGCTGTAAATATGGAGGGTACTACAAAGGCTTTCATTTATTGTGGTTGTGGTGGCTGTATTGTTTTTAATTCTTCGTTAACTTCTACCAAATCGTTATACCAATATTCTAATCCATAGTGGTCGTCTGCATCTAAAAAAAGGCTTCCAACTTGCGCAGGAAGCCAGTGATGTTCCCTCACTACCGAGGTAATCATATTGTTAAGCGTTACCTCGTTTACAAGAAAAAACCTGCAATGATTTGGCTAACTGTATAATCGGACAAATCAAGTTTTTTAATAATTGCTTTTACTTGACCTGTTAATATTGAAATATAAACTAATCCGAGTTCCTCTTGCTTAACGCCTTTGCTTCCATCAAGAATTTCTTCTACTGAAATACGTGGTTTATATACTAATTCTTTAATCTGTTCGTTTTCTCCAATTGGGAAAATTAATTTGTGTTTCCAGTGAAATTTTTCTGTTAACACTAATGTTCCGTCTTGAACTAATCCAATCATTTCTTGAATTAATTTTTCGTTTTCAATGCGCTTTTTTGCATTTACTTTTTTAGCATCAAGCCAGCTTTCAACTGCTGCTAGTGCTATTTCTTCTGATACTAAACCGTTTTCCATTTCTTGTTCTTCTTTTTATTTTGATTATACCTGTTTTGACATACCGCCACCGCCTGAAATTTTCAGTGGGAACGTTGCTGCCATACCGTCAAATTTAACGTCTCCAACTGGTGCGCCTGTTCCTGTATATACCGAACCGTTAATGTGTGTAACTGTCCAAGTTGCTTCAAGTGGGTCGCCAGCCATAGCGCTGATTTTTTCTAACTCGTTTTTTGTGTTCATGTCGTTTGCAACAGGAACCTCAAAGAACCAACGGTTTTGCTTTAACACTCTAATAGTATTACCGCCACCGTCTAAACCATTAGCGTCATCGTCTCCACGGAAACCGCCTAAATCGTAAGAACTTGCTTCACCAGCTTTTGGGTATAACGTTCCACTACCTAAAGTTGGATGATTAAACGTTACTTCTATAATATCACCGCCTATTGATGCCATTTTTTTATTTTTTTATAGTTATTAAATTGTTCCGAAATTAAAGCCAGCTGTTACAGTTGTTGAAATAACACGAGCCGTTCCTGTACGTTTGTAACTGAATGCAGTTTCAAATCTGTTTGGGTTACTTGTACCAATTGAAACTTGAATACTAGCTTTTGAAAAAGCAACATCAGCAATTAATGCACGCTTTGCTAAGTCAGGAATTAATTCGCTGCTTAATACTGCTTTCCATTGTTTTGGTTTAACAACTTTAGAAGCGCTTACAACGTCAGCATCTGCTGCAATTACGTGGTCAACAACGTGAATATTTTCTTTTAATAAATAAGCATAACGGATATTGAAATCCACTACTAAATCACGGCAGTATCTGAATTGAGGAGGGTTTTCGCCTGCTTTATGGTAAGTTGTTACAAAATCTTGAACTTGGTAACGACCACTAACTAAATCAACAGTTGAATTTCCTTTCTTAACATATAAATCACGATTAGCATAAACAGCCATCGTTCCAATAGTTGCAGGTGTTGGCATATCTGGATAAGATTGCCCTTCAATATCTAAGTGTGGATTGTTACTTGAGTTATTACCAAATAATACAGCCATGTTAGCAGCAGCTTCAAAAGAGAAACCTAAACTTAATGGAGCAGGGCAAATCGCAACCGTTACATCATCTAAACGTGCATCACATAAAGAACCATCGTTATCAGCAACACTTCCAGTTAATGCAATAATCGGTTTCATTGTTGGTGCAGCGAAACGACCTGTTGGATTTGTTGGGTCAGGGCGACCGTTAAAGCTTTCTAAAGCTGTTAACGTTTGCGTGTGTGTACCAAAACCATTGATAACAATAGTATCCCAGCTATTTCCAATTGATGTTAATGCCGAAGCAATACTTGGAGTTCCTGTTGCAGCTTGCGAAACAGAGTATGCGTATGTAATGCCTAAAGTGTTTCCACCTGTGTACATACTAACGTTCATTTCTTGCGCTGTTAATCCTTTCCACTTACTTTCTAATACCGCTGTTGTTGTTACTAACGTTCCGATTGCTGGCGCTCCTAAAACTGCATTTACAGCATCAATAATTTTTTGTGAAATTACTGTTGGAGTATCGCCAATAGCGATATTGATATTGTAAAATACACCGTCCAATCCTTGGCGACCACTTAATACAACGGTGTGTGTTCCGTTTGCGGTTGCTGTTCCTGTTGGTGTAATTACTAATTTTTTACTTGTTGCGCCAGCTGCTTCAGCAATTGGATAAACTTTTACTGGAATGCTGCTTCCGCCACCTTGCTGTGGAAATAAAATTCGCATAATTTGGTAGATAGGCGAACCGTATCCATATTTAGTTGCAGCATCAGCAGCTGAAGTCAACTGAACTGGTGTTGTATCTAAAGTAGATTGATTTGCTGAATTTGCTTCCGCAAATACTGAAATAATTTGCGGTAAATTTGGTGAAGTTGTTGAAAAATCACCTTTTATTAATTTATATCCAACAATACGTGAAATTAAATTAACGTCTAAAGCGTCTGAAATCATTTTTAAAAGTTTTTTTTGTAAAAATAACGTGTATTAAAATATTTTTACTATGTTTGTTTACAAATAATAAATTATGATAAAGTGTATTTGTATCAATTCAAAAGGCAAACCAACAATCATTCCTGAAGAAAAATGGATAAAAGAAAATAATATTTACCATATTATACATATAGGTACAACAATTGGAGGTCGGATTATGTGCTGCACGCTTTCCGAAATAAATTTAGGTAAGCAATACTATCCATACGAAGGATTTTTATTAGAACGTTTTGCATTTAACGAAAAAGATTTGCCAGCGCTTTTTGAATTAATGAAAAAATGTTCTGAATTAAATAATATAGATTTAAACGAATTAATTAACCAACCAGTGAAAACAACAGAAGAACAATTATGTACAAATTAACACACGATGCAACAAAAATGATTAAAGCGGTTGCTATTACGCTGCCAGTATTGCAAAAGAAAAACCCAGCAACAGGGAAATTAATGTTTCGCAAATTAACAAAGCGTATTCAGGGCAAAGACCTGCCAAAAGATTATAAAAAGAAAAATGATTGGTCGCCTATGGGGTTTTATACATATACATACGAAGAACCAATCTTGGTTAATCATGAATTAAATTTAATTGAAGTTTACAGAAAGGACGGAAATGACGGTGTTACGCATTATGTGAACGCATTGGTTAACTTTTTGTCTGATTTGCCAGAAAAACCAGCTAAAAAAAGCATTTTTAAACGAATTTTTGAACTGTTTTTCACAAAAAAAACCCCTAATAAATAGGGGTTTTTCTTAACACAAACTTCAAAAACACTATGAAACAACTGTTCCAAGGTGCTAAAATAAGTATATTTTTTAT